CCGTAAGTTGGAGTGACGTTAGGAAAATTTGCCATTACGCTAATAAACCTCCAGGTCTTTTCTCTTTAACTAATTCAGCTTGTATAGCTGCCGCCAGCATACTTCCTAATTCCTGTGCTGCACCAGCGTCTCCCTCAACTGACGATCCAGAAGCATCTACATTAACTACTACGTTTGCTCCTCCCATTTCGTGATTTGGGATTATTGTTCCTGCGGAATCTGGTACGAATAGTTCTGGTCCTCGCTCCCCTACGATTGAAGGTCTTCCTTTAGGTGGTCTACCTCCATTTGCAAACCCAAAGAATTTTTTGGCTCCAGGTATGGGGAGGTTAGATAATGCCATACTCACACCGAAATCTAATAACGCATCACTGATCTTTCTGAATACACTTCCTGCTATTTCTCCTAAAGATTTAGTGCCATCAATAGCTGCTTGGATTCCCTGCACTAACCCATCCTTTATTGTTGATCCTATATTTTTATAAAGATCATTTAACCTCTGGGTAGCTTTTTCCTCCTCCTTCAATACATATAACTTCTCTAGTTTTGATCTAATAGCCGATTCATCCTGTATTTCACCGTCTTTCTTTATTTCCATTATTTGAGTCTCTATTTCAAATTCCATAGAACTCATACCTATTCCTTTTTCTAATAAAGCTATCTCTTTGTCTATATTCTCAACTCTTTGAGCTTGTATGTCTGCAAGTACCTTATCCCCTGCTGCTTTATCCTTCCTAGCGTTTGATTCTTTTTGAGCAGTCTGTACTTCTCCTAAAGCTTCATTCCAAGATCCTACATTTGGATTAGCTTTCATAAGTTCTTTGTCCTCTTTTGTTCTCCATATAGGAGCTTTTCTCCAGGCATCCGCTAATTTCCTTGCTTTTATAACCTCTGGATCTTTAGAAACTTGAGACTGCCTTAGTAAATTTGCCTTAGTCAACTGACCTGTTACAGCCCTACCTATACCCGTATTACCAAAAGCACTAGCAAAAGAAGCTCTCATTTGCGTCATGGCTATCGTAAATTGATTAGCCAGTTCAGTTGTGCCTTTACCAAACCTAGTTAGTGCATCTACTCCCTTTTGACCTACCAGATTAATCATTTTATTTCTTGCTGCTTCAAAAGCTGCTTCTTCTCCCCCTAATTTTTCTAAGGTTTTTAAATTCTTTTCAAATTCTGTTCCTGTTATACCGAGTGCTGCTGATAAGGCTTGCACATCTTTTGTGTTTTCATTTAAAGCTTTACCTAAATTCTGTACCGACCCAACGAATTCAGTTACGGTTGAAGCAACAGATGTAGCAACTAAACCCCCTGCAAATCCTCCCATTTGACCGCCGTATTTAGCACCTAAACCACCACCTAAAGCACCTGCGGCTGCTGTGACTGGTCCTTGTCCAAATAACAGAGGAAATGCACCACTGATTGCCGCACTTTGCCATACACCTGTAGGTCTACCTGCCCCTGTACCTACTGGACCTGGAAGTAATTTTCCTCTTTGATAGTTAAGCTTTGAACTTGGTCCGCCCATACGAGCAGAACGATCCACCCATGCTGGTGAGCCTACATCTCTAACAGCATCTCCTCTTATAGGAGAAGCCATATTATTAGATCTCCTAGAAAGTATTCTTAATTGCTTATTTCTCTCTCTAGTTTGTTTTCGTAATATCCTTAGTTTTCTTTCTTCTTTCTTAAGGGATAAGTTTAACTGACTACCTATATCTTTAAATAAATTAAAATCCCTTTTACCTTGTGCTGTATTGAGATTTCCGTATTTTAATCTTAGCTTATCTACCTTAATTCCCTGAGTATCCAAATCATCTAATCTACTCCTTAAATTAAAATTTGTATGTCTTGCTTTATTTAAATCATGGACTCCTTTTACTCTAATTTTATCCTTCTTTGCACTTTCTGTTTCTGCCTTTAATGTTTTTTGACTTATTAATAACTCATTAGCTGCCTCAGTATTTTTTAACTTACTAAGAGATATTAGTTCTTTAGCTGATTTAATTTCTCCAGCGTCTACATCACTTTTTACTTGCCAATAATTTGCCTCCTGTAGTTTTAAATCTACGCCTTTTTTATTTAATCTAAGACCTCTGCCATATTGAACAGCATTTCTATTTAATAGATTATTTATAGACGTTTGGGTTTTTTCCTCTTCCTTACTCGATGCAGCTTTATTAGCTGCGGATTTACCAATACTCTTTACTTTGGTATCTAATTCGCCTAACTGCTTATTTAGAGACTGGTGATTTAGTTCTATGTTTACTGAATATGTTGCCCCTGCCACAGCTATACCCAATAAATAAGATTAGTTTAGCGCATACCCTTTGTTCTAGCTTTAACTTGAGCGTCTTTGTACGCTTTCTCTTCTTCTTCGGCTTTAAGAGAGAAATATGCGCTCCATCCGAGTAATTCTTGGAACGACATTTTTTCCCTGATTTCTTTCAAGGTGTAACCGAGCTTTTCCGCTATAAAAAATTGCAGGTTTAAGAAATTATTCTTCTGTAGTTCCGCTTTTTACGGCATCTGGGTCAACCTCATCCCCCGTTGATTGCATCTTTGTCATTATGTCTAGTAGTACACCTAAAGGTACTTCCCTTCTTAATCCTGGTCTATCTGCATCTGTAAAAAGTCTATTACCAGCAGAATCTTGGGCTTTAGTGATGATTATTTGAAGAGCAAAATCCAAACTACCTTCATCATCACCCTTACCCATTGCCTTTAATGTACTGTTTATTGTGTCTCTATCTGCAATCGTGATGGGTGTCCAAAAGATGTCTAGTATCAGTTCATCCCCCTTATAAATGGAGTATTTACTGCGATCTTCGACACTAAAAGCCTTTTTTAGTTTGTCTAATGCTGTCTTAGTTGCCATAAAAATCTAATCTACTTCTGTAGTATAGCTCAAATCACATAGCTGTAGGACGGTACTTAACACCTAACCCTATAGATGCTGGTCTAGCTTTTCTAAATTCCCCTTTGCTCGTATAGAAACCAGCTTTTTTAAATCCTTTATCTATATCTTTCAATAAAAACTTACCTCTACCATGTTGCAAGTAAATCCAGAACCAATCAGGTGAGGGAGGTCTTGGAGTTATTTGGTTTACGTTTCTAGCATGTTCTCCGTATTCGACAGGCTCCCCTGCTAAATCAGGCATTGTTGCACCTTTTTTATTTACTACAAAACCTGCGTAATCCATCATATTTCCTATGTAGATAGATCTTCCTAATTGGGTTAGGTGGCCCAATCTAGTCGGAGCTTTTCTATTTGTTCGAGGAGGGTACAGGAGATCTAAGTCCTTTGGTTTATTAGTCTCACTAAGAAATGTTTTAGGAGCGAGTGTGCTTCCACCTCCACTTATAACCCTTTTAAGGGATGGAGATATAGGTTGATCGTCTATTTCCCAAGCTGTATTGAACGATCCAGTCCACCAGGGACTTACGTATTGGAGAGAATAGTGGATTTCTGAAGCAGCAGTTGATATAGCTTCTTCTAAATCTACTTTTAGATCCTGTGCTAGGAACTTAATATCTCTAGCCATTTGCGGTAAATGTGCAGCTAACTACACCTATGTAATGGGTTTCCTTATCATCTTTTCTGACGGAAGTTGGACCTGCAATTTCTCTTACTTTTGGACTGACTTTATGTGTATCTACGTAGGTTGATTTATTTACGTTAGTTAGACCTGTTATCAGTGATTCTGCTATTGCCGATGTCCTAGAAGAACCTTGATCAAATGGTACATAAATACCACAAGTGACTGTTGCTTCGTAATAAGTTACGGCATCACCTTGAGGCTGCATTGTTGCTTGTTCAAAGTCAATACTCACCATTAAAAATTCTTGGTTTGGGGCGGTATCATCTAAAGGGACATTGTCATACAGGATGTTTAATCTTCGGTGATCATTAAGAACAGCATCTTCTATAGCGTCTTCGATAGCAGCCCTAGCTTTTACAAGAGTCATTAGAACATCACCTCAATAATGTAAAGGTAGTTTTGGCCACCTCCATAAGTCACTATATTTTCTATTTTTGTCGTTACTTCTGCTCCTTCAAAAGTCATAAGAATCTCGTCAGATACTTTAGGCTGACTGTTACCTATGATTGATGGATCTATGTAGATAGTGGCTTTATTTACCTGTCTACCACTTTGTAAAGTTGATTCAATTACTTCTATTGGTGCTGTTATATCCGTGTAAGTAGTGAAAGATGCTTTAATCTCACCGGTATTTCTATTGTATGTTCCTACATTTTTTACTTTGTAGGTTATTTTTGTGTCTAGGGCAGAACCTAAGTCTGCCACTATGCTTTTAGCTGCTGATCTTAAAAGAGTGTCTAGTGATCCTGCCATAATTAACCTCTAACTACTCTGACTTGGTAGCTACCTGAACCACCAAGACAGTATGCACCAAGATAGGACTGAAGCCAGGGATAAACATCAAATACGTTATTAATCGTTCCAACGCCTTGACTGTCGGTGTTGTATTTGACTTCTATTCCTCCCATCTTTACTTCTTCATAAGTTCCATCAGTGCCTTTATTTCCTGTAATAGCGTCCGTCTCATTCGCCAACGCTCTTGCAAGTTCATACTGGGCATATTTGATGCTGTTGGGAATGGCTGTGCAGACAAGTTCAACATCATCGACTGTGTAATTATTTCGGGGCCACTTAAGGGCTTGGTCTTCATCACATCTGTCGCCTAAATAGTTCAGGCTATCTATCCACCTACAAGCAGAAATTAAAGCTCTATTCTTTTGATCGTCTGTCTTGTTTGTCCAGGTTGAAGAGTCTGGAACAGTTTCAAAATAGCTATTAGCGTCCGCCAAAGTAACGTAGCTATTGGAAGACGCTCCCTTTAGCGTGGCAGAGATTGTTGCAGCCACAATAAAATTAATACATTTCTTCTTTATTGTAGCGTCATAAAAAACCCCCACCAAATAAATGATGAGGGCTCTTCGACTTCTCTCCAATCCAAGTATAGATTAAGAGATAGTTGTTGTATCCAATGGTGTGTTAACAGTGATCTGAACAGCAGGGATCAAATCAACATTATAAGTAGCAGCCCACTTGTT